CGGTAAGAAGCACAATCAGCGGAAGGCGCACTTTTTACAATGCAAGGTGCAAATCCTTGCCCCTCCGCCAGATTTTGAAAGAACAAAATAAAAAAAACAAAGTATCACCCCGGGGCGGCACCCCGCCCTGACAGATAAAGGAAAAAAATAAATGACAAAAACCCCCGAAGAACTGACAGAGGAATGGTATAGTAAAAAATTACAAACTGGTAGTTTTTGGTTTGTAGAAACAAAAGATGGCTATCCAGAACCTATGGTTGTTGATATGGACGGAGATTTCGAAGATTATGAGGGAAACTATTACAGTCCGTCTTTTTCAAAAGGAAAACTGAAAGTTTTAGCTCCCTGCAACTACACCGAATACAAGGCTATGCAGGAGCAGTTAAATAAAGAGGGAGTTTGGTATACAAAAATATCATACAATAAACTCGAGAAAGAAAACAACAATCTGCGCGACCTGCTGAGAGAGTGCAAACCTTATCTTTCTTATTTTATTAGCAATAACAAGCATGTAGGACTTACCCCTAACACTACTAACCTTTTAACCTGTATCAACGCCGCCCTTAATGAAACACAAGCTAATCCGGCAGATAATATTAAAATACAAGAAAGTGAGGAGTGATGATTGATATCCTTATCTTTTCAATTGCTGCTGTTTCAATTACAATTGCGAAACCGACGACGGAGAACAACGGCTGTTATCTCACGAGCAATATAACGATTTGATGAAAGCCAGAAAATCGAAAGGAAAGAAAAATGAAACTCGTTGAAATTAAAGACGTCCGCCCCGGACAAATAAGAAAAGTTACAGCTTTTAATCAATGGAAAGACGAAGAAGAATTTGAAGTTTTGGCCGTTATTGAGGCGTCTGGGCTTGGTGAATATGCAGAATTTGACACTTATGCTGAGTTTTATGATATTAAAACTAAACAGTTAATGGAAGATGATTCTGAAGAATTGCGCTTTTATGAAAACGGCGAACTTATCGGCAAGCTAGGCATTACTCACCGCATTGAGGACGGGAAACTGGTCGAAATTCCCCATACGACAGAATTTGAGGTCGACGATATTGTTCGTCACGAAAACGGAAAAACAGGTGTGATTGTTAAAATAAACAATGTTGGTTTTGCCATAGGATATGAATATTCAATAAATTGTGGCAGCGAGGGTTTTAACGATACTTTTGAATATTTAACCAAAATCGGCATCCTCGGCGTCACCCACGAATTTGTAAACGATCGGGAGGCTTGATATATGTGCGTATTCTCTATGGTGGGAGGCTGCAAACACTGCGAAAATCGTGAACAATGCAATGCAGAACTTAAAAAACTTTTAGAACCAGAAATTAAAAAGATGTTCGAAATTATAGCAAATACTATCAAAGAAAGGAACTCCGAAAATGATCAAACCGGGACAGATCTATAGAACAAACATCAAGATGGGGACACGTCTTCATTGTATAACAACTAAAGTTGTTAGGGGAAAATGCTATACAATAACGCATGAAGGAAGAGGATACTTACGTTGGGCTGAGGACTTCGAGAATAAAAAACTTATCGCCGAATACTCGACTTGGCAAGAAGCCGTCAACTCTCCTGAATTCAAAGGAGAAAAACATGATTGACGGGTTTTACACAGCAGAAGAAATCAAGCCGCTGCTGGGAATCAAAGCGCGGCCGGGAGATTTGCGGACGCTTAACAAGTATGTGCTGAAGGGCAAGCTTGAAATGCGCGCCCTCTCGCCCCGGGTGAAGCTCTACCGGCTTTGTTCGGAAACTGTGGAAACAATGAAAAAAGAAACGGCAGACTTGGATTTTTGCTTTTGAAAGTTCTAAATGAAAATACCCTATTTGACATCGAAAAGGCTGGCAAACGGAGAAGTAGCCTACTACTTCAACATACCAGCACGTCTGATCCCGGAGGGCTGCACCATCAAATCTCAGCCCTTGGGAAAGGATTATTTTCGCGCATGTCAAAAGGCTTTGGAAATCTACGAACAATTAAAATCTTTCAAAAAAACCGGGGAAAATATCAATATAAAATCCGCCTCCGGCTTGTGGCGGCTGTACCGTGAAAGTCGTTTTTATAAAGAACTGGCTGAGCGGACAAAAAAAGACTATACTTATGCTTTCGGACTGATCGAAAAAAAAGAAAATAAATCAGGCCAGAGTTTAGCCTCTGTATCTCTTGACCTATTCGACAACGATACCGCTTACCGGCTTTATGAGCGTTTTGTTGCAAGCTATAAACCACGTTGGGCAAAAAACTGCATCAGTTTTCTCAGAATGATGTTTAATTTCGGTACCCGCAAAAACATCTTCACTTGCAAAAACCCCTTTGAAAACTTGAGGATTAAGCAAATAAAACCAAAAAAAATATTTATTCCGGCAGAAGACATACAAACCCTGATTGACAAAGCCCGCGAGATGGAATTTGCCTGCGTGGCTTTGGCAATAGAACTTAACTTTTATATATGCCAACGCCCGGCGGATGTCCTGAAACTGCGCAAGGCTGATTTATATGTTAAAAACGGCGCATATTTTTTCAATATCATTCAAAATAAAACAGGGGCAAACGTTCATGTTCCCGTACCGCCGGAACTGTTACCGGAAATATTAAAAGCAGAAGATTATATTATATCGGATAAAAACGGGCACCCGTTTGATGTAACCTCATTCGGGCGTATATTTAAAAAAGTAAATGACGCCTGCGGATTTAACTATACCTTCCGCCTGCTCCGCCATTCAGGCAGTACAGCATACGCAGAAGCAGGAGTAAATACCAGCGCTATTATTGCCTTAACCGGACATACGGACGAAAAAATATTCAACACAACTTATAAAGGCAATTCCGAGCGTCTGAGCCTTACCGCCATGAATAAGTTGCGAGAATATCGAAAAGAAAAAAAGAATAAATAATATTCCGAGGACACAAAAACAGCCCCGATTCATTCGGGGCTTTCTCGTGCAGTTTCTCATTCTGACTTTATTCTGACCACTCTGCTAAGTATTTGATTCTATATGCACGAAAATGAGTGTAAAAGTCAGAATAAAAAAGAGGGGAAATTCCCCTCAAAGTGGCGGAGAGTACAGGACTCGAACCTGTGCACCGTTATTCACGGTGACGGATTAGCAATCCGCTGCATTACCACTCTGCCAACTCTCCATTGACAAGTTACCGGGTATATTTAGCGTAAGTTTTTTGTTCAGTCAATCTTTTTTTGCAATTCTTTTATATTTCTTTGCAACAGCTTTGATTTTTGTCGAAAACAATTTGACAACCACCCGATTTATGCTATTATTTTGTCCAATTTTAATTTATTTCAGAAAACAATTTTTTCGGGGAAAAATCGGGGAAAAAATGGTTATCGCCAATTTCAGAGAATATACCGCTGTACTGCGCAACGTTTATTCACGTGACGCAATGGGCGAGATCGGCGCCTATTACCAGGCTCTGACCAACTCCGGCGAAGAACTGAAACAACAAAAGCTCAAGCTGCTGGAACAAATCGGCGCCCGCAAACGGGAAATCGACCGGCAGGCACAATTGATCCGCACGACAACCGACAAAAAAGCGGCCGGCCTGAGGCTGGCGCGGATCAAAAAGCAGAAACAGGATATGATCCGGGCACTCAAGGTTTTGCAGAACGGCGACCATTTCAACGTTTTAAGCGACGAAGCCAAAACCGGCATATGCAGCGGTTTTCTGCTGCAAAAATATCTGACCCGGGAACTTTTGGAACACAATCCCCTTAATTTTGCCAAAGATGCAAACGGCAACCTGCTGGTTGACACCGAGCGGCTGAAACATTCCGCAATTTTTCAGGAAGCCGTTCACCTGCGCGATTTTGTCGCCGCCTACATGGCAAAATACCCGGACAAGGTAAAAACGCCCGGACATTTCAAAACGCTTTTAAACAACGTTAAGGACTGGCGCGGCGTGCTTGATTATGCCGACGCGTTTTTCGCACGGCTGAACGACGACGCGCATTTGACAGACGACATGATAAAAGCCAGCCGGCAGGGAGTTGAAGTCATACGCGTTTTCCCCGGCAAAAACGTCCAGCTGGTGCGTTTGCGTACGGTTGAAGCGCTGGACTACGAAACGGCCAGAATGGACCACTGCGTGGGAAAAGGCAGCTATGACGCCGCCGTTTTAAACGGCAAAACGGCAATTTATTCGCTGCGGGATTTAAGCGCGGAAAACGAATGGCTGCCGCACGCAACCATAGAGTGCAAGGATGGCGCAATCACTCAGGTCAAGGGATACAAAAACAAGGAAATCGACCCGCAGTATTATCCCGAAATCAGGGCAAGCGTTTTTGCCGTTTACGGCAGCGAAGACATTGCCGAACTGCACCGGCAGGGCAAAGTCCGCGACTTGCAAAACTGGGGATATGTCATTGACGTCCGCGGCATTGTCAGGGATTATTACAACCTGAACGAAGAGATTGAACTGCAGGAAGCGGACATTTGGAAAGTGCCGCCCGAAAAAGCCGCTTTCATTTCCGCCCGGACGGTCAAAATCGGCCGCATATGGAACCGGCAAACGACGGAAAAATTGAAGCAATTCAGAAAAATAGACTCTTTTGACCTGTCGAAAATGACGGAAGGAATTGCCGAAGCAAGAAAATACATTGCCGAACAAAGTGCCGCCGGCAACCAAGAGGCGGCAAAAGCCCTGAACAATTCACGCTATGTCTTCAAACTCGGCTATGCCGCCCGTTGGACCGGCAAAAGGGAACTGTGTTTCCAAACGGAACCGGAACCGATGATCGACCTGCTCAACGTCACGGAACCGATAAAGGTCAGCAACATCAACTATACGCCGGAGCTGTCGGAACTGCTTTCTCCCGAACGGCTGTCGACGGCCACCCTCACCGTCAGCGGAAAAATCACCGGGGAAATGCTCGAAAAGATCGCCCGTTTTCGTTCAATCGACAACCTTTTTTTCAAAGATGCGGATTTTTCGGCTCTCCGCAGCGCGGACTTAAGCAAAGTAAGAATGAGCGAAAGCAATGTTCCCGCAAACGACCTGGCATATATGGAAGAGGCCTGCATGGTGGCCGAAAACGCCGGCTATATAACGAACATTGCCAAATTCGCGGAGGGACGCATGATCCGTTTTTACAATTGTAAACTTCCGGATCCGGCCGACATCCGTTTTCCCGCCAACGTCAGACATCTGGTAATCGACGCCGAAAACAAGCTGACGGACAAGGTTTCCGAGATCGATTTTGCAAAATATCAAAGTCTGGAAACGCTGCAGTTCAACAACTTCGACTTTGAAAACTGCAGCCGGATAACCCTGCCGGAAAGCCTTTCCTATCTCGGCTTCGGCAGTTGCACGCTCAAACCGTGCAAAACGTTTGACCTTGATGTTTGTCCCGGTTTGCAACAGGTTCGGCTGGCCGCTTCCGATTTGAGCGGAATTAAACGAATCGTATTTCCTTCGGCAATGGAAAAATGTTCCGTCAGCGGCTGCAGTTTCAAAACGGATTCCGTACTTGATTACGGCCGCTGCAGCGGGCTGGCGAATCTTGAGCTTTCGGGATTAAACAGCAACCAAATTTCCTGCAAAGAAATTATGATGCCGGAATCGCTTAAGCAGCTGAGTATTAACCATATCGTTTTTCCGCAGCTCGAAACGCTTGATCTCGGAAAGTGCCGGCAGCTGGAGAAAGTTTATTTCAGTCATGTCAACTTTCCACGGTTAAAAAAGCTGGTTGTTCCCGAATGCGAGTTCAAGCAGGACAAATTCACCGCCGCGCCTTATACGGAAACAATTACCGTTGCGCCTCAGCAGGCGGTTCCGCCGCCTGCCGGATATTCCCGGACTACCGGCACGGAAAGATAGAAAATTTGCAACAATTATTTTAACTAAATCTCATAAATTATGAACAACGAACTGGAAAACAAACTGAAAAGCCTGACCGATCTGGCAAAAAATTTCGGTTTTGGCAAGGAAGAAGCCGTCAAACTGGCGAAGAACCTGATTTCCGAGTACAAAATCTCTTTTGCCGACCTTTATCCCGACATGTCGGCGCGTTTCGAAGAAGTCAAAGAGCTGTGCGGCAAGATACAAAAAACCGCAAACGGCCTCAACGAAAAAATCGAAACCCGCAGCGAAACCTCGGAGCCTAAAGGAGTGACGCTGCCGTTTGAAGTCATTTATGCCGGCGGCATCAGAAGCAAACAGACCATCTCCGGCCGCGTACCGATCGGGGTCGTCGTTTCGGGCAACAAGCTTTTGTACTGGCAGGAATCCGGCGAGGCCATGAGCCGCAGCGATGCACGGAACTACATGAACCGTCTGCCGGAGGGATACAGGTGGCATCTGATGAACTACTGCGAAGCCTCGGGCATCAAAAACATCGTTTATAAAGTAAACGAAACTTTGCGGGCAATCGGCGGCGACGTCATCGGCAGCCGCAACTACATGCTCGACGGCGACGGCCAAAGCAGCGGCATCGTCCGTTACATTGCCGAACTCTGACAGTCTGACGACATTTGTTTTGAAAAAAAACGCCGGCGGTTGATCCGCGGGCGTTTTTTTAATCACGAACTTTATTTTCTCAACGACAGGCTCAGCCAGACACCGCCCAAAACGACGGGAAGCAGCCCCCAATAAGCGCAAACCGACGCACCGGCCAGACGCAGCAGAAAAAAAACGAAAACCGCCAGCCAGACAAACAAAAAGCAAAAGACCAGCGACAAACGACGGGCACAGGCTTTCTTTTCCGCCTCGTCGGCCCTGCCGGCAGCAACCTGCGGATGTTTCCGGCGCCACAACACTTCATATGCCAAAAAAGCCGACAACACAATTACGGCAGCCCAGACAAAAGCGCTTATCCGCGGCAAGGCATCCTGAAAATAAATTAAGTTTTCCATATCAAAACAAATTAAATGATAACGACAATAATACAATTTCATCCGATTTATAACATATCGGATAAGCTGATGCAACTTTTTTGACTTTTCCCGTCCGGGAGGGAAAAGCATTTGTTTTTATCCGCCGATTGAATTATATTGACTCTCAGTCAACAATCAATCGAGGAAAAAACGATGATAAAAGTTAAAAACCTGGTCTTTGACTATATGACGAAAAGGGCTTTGCACGGCCTTTCGTTCGAAATCGAAAAAGGCAGCATCGTCGCCTTGATCGGACCGAACGGCGCCGGCAAGACCACTTTGATGAGATGTCTGGCGGGACTGGTCAAACCCTTCAGCGGAGAAATTTTCATCAACGACATCAACGTTCCCGAAGACTCGCGCAACGCCCACCGGCACATTTCCTACCTGTCGGACGTTTTCGGCCTGTATGACAACCTGACGGCCCGCCAATGTCTGAGATATGCGGCGTTGGCCTTTGACATCC